GTTGATGGCTCGCGTTCGTGGACTGCTCGCACCGTATATGTCACCGAGAAGCATGGTCGGCTAATGACTGCCGCGATTACGACGCTCCGTTCAACTTTGGCAACAGCCCTAACAAACGATGGGGTCTGGTCGGTCTTTTCCTTTCCACCGGCCAGCCCTATCGCTAATTCGGTCATTATTAACTGGGATGACCCAATGCTTGATCCACAAAACAATCAATACAACTCAATTTCACCACAGGCCAATTTCAAGTTAACAATGATCGTGCCGCTCTTTGACAATAACGGCAACCTTATTGACATTGAAAACTTTATTGTGGCCGTGTTTAACAAGCTCGCAACGAGCGATCTCAATGTCAAAGTCGGCAGTGTTTCAGCTCCAACAGTCTCACCTAACGATACGGGTCAGATGTTAATGGCTGAGATGTCAATTTCAATCCTAAGCAGCTGGAGCTAACTCATGAGCATATACACAAAAGATGAAGAAGATTTCTTGGTCAAGATTGGCCAGATTACAAAAGGAGAAGCGACCGCTGCTCCAACGGTTGAAGTAACGAAAGATGAGGTTAAATAATGGCACTACCAAGCGCAGGCGGCATATTCTTCCAAAATAATGCCGGGTTCAAAATCGTTAATAGCAATGGTGGTTCTACCTACATTGATTTAACTGATCACGTTATGAGCATTACCATCAATCGTCAATTCGACGAGCTTGATGTAACTGCTATGGGAGCATCCGGTCACGCATTTATTGCTGGCCTTGAATCCTCAACTATCAGCATTGATTTCCTTAACGATGATTATGCAAACTCAGTTATGCAAACTCTTAACGCAGTCGTTGGCTACGTCGTACCTTTCAAAATTGCTCAAAGTGTTTCAGCTATTGGTGCTGGTACATCCACTGCAACTATTGGGTTAAGCAATCCGCTTTACAGCGGTTCAGTTCTCGTTAACAAACTAACACCTGTCGCGGGCAAGATTGGCGATGTAGCAGTACAGAGCCTTACTTTCACTGTGTCCGGTGCTGTCACCGTCGCCTCGTCTGGCTCATGGTAAGAATCTAACAAAGGATAAATCATGGCAATCTTTTACCAAAATAATGCCGGGTTTAAGATTTCGGTGGATGGCACGACCTACATCGATCTCACAGACCACGTCACTTCATTAACAATTAACAAGCAAGATGACGAGCTAGATGTAACTGCTATGGGTGCTGGTGGCCATACTTTTATTGCAGGCTTGGAATCTTCAACGCTTTCAGTAGATTTTCTTAACGACGATGCAACAGCATCCGTTATGCAGACTCTTAATACTCTTGTTGGCACTAATGCGAAGTTTAAGGTTATTCAGACAACTGGTTCAGCCGTAGCCGCAGCTAACCCAATGTACTCAGGTCTCATTCTCGTCAACAAGTTAACACCAGTGGCAGGCAAGATTGGCGATGTAGCAGTACAGAGCTTGACCTTTACTGTCTCTGGATCAATAGCAACTGCCACTACTGGCACTTGGTAAACAACTAACAAAGGGGCTAAACGATGGCAAAACTAACAATCACAAGGGCTAATGGAGACGTATCAGAGCATGAGATAACTCCGGCGATTGAATACTCTTTTGAGCAATATGCAAAAAAGGGTTTTGCTAAAGCCTTTGCAGAAGATCAAAAACAATCAGATATTTTTTGGCTTGCTTGGAAGTGTTTAAGCAAGGTGGAAGATGTAGTGCCTTTTGGTGAGAAGTTCGTTGAAACTTTAGCGAAGGTTGAAGTAGGCGACTCAAACCCAAACTCATAGAGCGCAACTCCCTAACCTATTTAATTGCGAAATTATCCGTCAGGTTAGGGGTTGCGCCTAGAGAGCTTTACGAGTTAGAAGCACCGATGCTCAACGCGATCATCGATGTCATACAGCAAGAAGCAAGGGATGCCGAAAATGCCAGTCGAAATCAAAGGTCTCGCTGAGACTTTATCGGCTATGCGTAAGTTCGAGCCAGACTTAGCTAAAAACCTTAACAAAGAGGTTCGCAGCTTTTTAACCCCGGTGCAAAAAAAAGCACAAGGCTATTTCCCATCCAGCATTACCGGGCTATCTAATTGGATGCTTGTAACCAAAGGCCGCAAAATCAATAAGCAATCCAGCGCTTTTGCAGCTGTCGGTCATTTTCCACGATACAACAGAGCCATAGCAGCCAGAGGCATCAAAATAGTTATTGGCAAAACTAAAAAAAACTCACGTGGCTTTGTGACCTTTTATCGTATTTCAAACATTACGGCAGCTGGCGCTATTTATGAGACTGCCGGGCGCAAGCATGGTCAATCCCGACGAGCTTACAAATCCAATAATCCTCAAGCCGGCGCACACTTTATGGCTTCCATGAAAGAGCCGTTGGAAGGTAAAGGCATGATGCGCGGCCGTGTGCTGTATCGGGCATGGGAAGAAGATCAAGGGCGAGCATTTGGTCAAGTAGTCAAAGCCGTTGATGCCACAATTGTTCAATTTGGACGCCGGGCTAAATCTACGTTAAGTCGTGCAGCATGAGTACAAAACAACAGGTCAATGTCGACATCATTACCGAAGTCAAGGGATTACAAAACCTTGCCAAAGGTCAACAGCACCTTAACTCATTTGAATCTGCTGCTAAAAAATTAGGCAAAACTTTAGCTGGGGCTTTTGCCGTTGAAAAGATTGTTCAATTTGGCAAAGCATCGGTAGAAGCATTTGCTAAAAACGAGCAACAGGTAGCAATTCTCAATAACACTTTGAAAAACCTCGGCATGAGTTATGCCAGCATTTCAGCTAATTCTTTTATCGACCACCTTACGTTAGCTACGGGCAAAACCAAAGAAGAGTTAATCCCGGCATTTCAAGGATTATTGATTGCCACGGGCGATGTAACAAAAGCGCAAGACACACTCAAACTGGCTATGGATGTCAGCGCTGGAACGGGTAAAGACCTCGGAACGGTTCAAGTAGCTTTGTCAAAAGCGTATTTGGGCAATACGACTTCGCTGACTCGACTTGGTGCAGGACTATCTAAAGCTTTGCTTAAAACTGGCGACATGAAAAAAATCACGGCACAACTAGCTGCGACATTTAGCGGTGATGCAGCCATTGCAGCCGATACTTTTGCGGGCAAACTGGCTCGAATCAATGCCAGTGCAACAGAAGCCAAAGTCACTATTGGTAGCGGCTTGGTTGATGCACTGACTTTGTTAGCTGGTTCGACATCCGTGGATCACTTACAAGAATCTATGCAATCTCTTGCTTTAGACACAGCCGACGTTATTCGTGGTGTTGGCGTACTTATTAACCAACTTAAAAAATTACCTGGTGCAGGTGTTTTAGGTAATTTAGTAGGTAATAGTCTGCTTGCTCAAACTCTTGGTGCGCTTAAAAGTCTGGGTGCTAAATCACGTACAACCGGTGGCGGAAATGGTCAGGTCGGCCCTACTGCCGATTTAATAGCGTTACAAAAATCTATTCCAATTCAGACTAAATTAACTGCCACTGAAATTGCACGACAAAAAGCTGCACAAGCCACTGCTAAAGCTAAAGCCGATTCTCTTGCTAAAGACCGCGCAGCTTTGTCGTTATCTCTTGCTGGTTCTACTGCCGATATGCAAAACATCGAAATTCAAGCTGCGTTGCAGCGCGGTCAAACTGAACAAGTAAATAACGTTTTGTTATTACAACGCGCACTTATTACAGGCAACGCCGATGAAGCTAATATCTTGGCTCAAAAGGTGTTAACTGCCAATGGCCTTGTTATGGATGTCAATGGCAATATCACCGCTCTTGCTGGTGCCAAAGACCCATTTAAGGATTGGCCAACAGCTGCGCAATCGGCCATCGACCAGTTAAAAAAAGTTAACGATTACTTAGCAACTATTAAAGATAAGACAATCACCATAACTGTTAACACTGTCACTACAAGTAGCGGTGGTTCATCTTCGGGCGGTGGTGGTGCTGGAAATGGACAACCATTTGGGCCGGCTAATCCGATTGATCCGGGAACTTCATTTCCTGTTATTACCGTGCCGATTGTGCCTAATATCCCAGTCGGCGGTCAAGGTGCAGGCGCAAGTGGTGGATTTTCTGCCATCGTTGCAGCTGCTATGGGTCAAGTAGATCTAAACCCAACAAGTGCAGCATCTACAACTGAGTACAACAAAGAAAAGTATGGCAACGCCGGTGCAGCTCCTATTGTTATTAACATCAGCGCACCGCCTAGCACCACGGTTACAACTACTCAGGATGCATCTACTAATGGCACACCAGTAACCGTTAACCGTAACAATCCATTTGGGATGTACTCGGTATGAGTTATCCATTTTCCGTCATTGTTACTTTTGACTTTTCATCGGGGCCGACTTTCGGTTATCCATTTATTCTCGATGATCCAGCGCACGGAATCCTCGGCACTAACGTCCTTGCTGACTCAGCATCTAACGTCGTTGACATCTCATCGCAGGTTCAAGGCATTTCAATCAAGGGCGGCTATAACTTACTCACCGACCAATTTGAGGCCACTACCTGCAACTTTAGAATCTATGACCCTAACGGTGATTGGAATCCCCAGAATTTATCGTCGCCCTATGCGGGCAAACTTATTCCAAACCGTAAGGTGCGAGTCTCTACGCTTTATAACGGCGTTGCTCATTACCTATTCTCAGGCTATGCATCTAGCTATAACTATTCTTACCCTAAAGACCAGACCATAGGTTATGTAGACATCCTTTGCACCGATGCTTTTAGACTCTTTCAGCTTGTTACCGTTGCATCTATTCCACTGGCAGTTAATGGACAAACTACTGGCGCACGTATTAACACCATTCTCGATTCAATCGGTTGGCCTTCAACTCTTCGTCAGATAGACACCGGTGATTCACTATGCCAGGCAGACCCGGGCACTCCTCGCACTGCACTCGGCGCTCTCAAGGTAGTAGAGGCAACTGAGCAAGGAGCCTTCTACGTAACGGGTGAAGGCAATGCAATTTTCAAATCTCGCAGCAATGTCGAAAAGACTAACGGCGCTGCCCCGGTAACAGTATTTGCCAATAACGGCAGCGGCATAGGTTATTACAACGTCACTTTCGCACACGATGACAAGCTAGTTATTAACTCGACTACTGTCACCAATAACGGCGGTACGGCTCAGACCTACTCCGACGCTGCTTCTCAGCTGCTCTACTTTAAGCACTCCTACGCTATGCCTAACCTTGTAGGACAAACCGATGCCGATGCTCTTAACGTGGCAACTCTTTACACAGTCACCCGTAAAGACACCACTATCCGAATCGACTCTTTAACTCTTGATCTATCTACTCCTAACTACTCAGCTGGAGTTACCGCTGGACTGTCTTTGGATTATTTCAATACCGTTCAAATTACCTCAGACACTCAAGGCTCTACCTCAATCGTTAAGACCTTGCAGGTCATGGGTAATGCCTATGAAATAACACCACAAAGGTTCATGGCTACTTTTACAACATCGGAGCCTATCGACGATGCTTTTATTTTGGACTCAACTTTGTACGGAATCCTCGACCAATCCGTGCTTACTTACTAAGGAGAAAACATGACAGCAAACGCTGGCTATCACGCATACGCAACAGGAGACGTGCTGACTGCTGCACAGGTTCAATATAACCTGCAAAATCAGACTGTCATGTACTTCGCAACATCAGCAGCTAGAACCACGGCTTTATCGGGTGTGATCGTTGAAGGTATGGTCACATACATCCCAGCCAATGGCCTTGAGTATTACAACGGATCGGCATGGGTAACACTTTCAACGGGTGGAGACATCACAGGCGTTACAGCTGGCACGGGTATTAGCGGCGGTGGCACTAGCGGCACAGTCACAGTCACCAATGACATGGCTACAACTATTACAACTAAAGGCGATTTAGTACCGGGCACGGGTTCAGGTACTTATGCGCGTTTAGGTGTAGGCACAAACGGCCAAGTATTACAGGCGGATAGTACCGCTTCAACAGGCTTAAAATGGGCTACGGCTGCTGCTGGTGGAGCATATACATCTTTAGCAAGTGGTTCAATTACAAATGGTTTGAGCCTCACTTCAATTAGCGGAAGTTATACCGACTTATATCTTCAAATTAATAATGCTTGTCCAACCGTGACTGACCAAATTGGAATCAGAATCAACAATGATGCGACTACTGCAAATTATGTTGGCATTATTATGCGTAACATTACAGGCACAGGCGCAACGGTGAATCAAGGTGCTTGGGCATTTATAGATATTGGTGGCGGATCAAGTGTTGCGGCATCAACATCAAACAATTCTTGGGTGGTTTATTTTCCAAATTATGCAGGAACGACAAATTGGAAAACTGCTTATTCAAGCGGTGGCCAAAACAATAATTTATCAACTTTCACAAGTGCTTTTAATTCTACTCTTTTCAAATCAACTTCAGCAATTACTCGACTTGACTTCAAGACGGCTGGATCTGACTGGGCTAATCAAGGCACTTATGTACTTTATGGAGTAAAATAATGACAACAAAAACAGTAAGAATTCATAATGTTGAAACAGGCGAAATCATTACTAGAGATATGAACGCCGAGGAGTTAGCGCAAGATGCTGCTGATAAGGCTGCATATCAAGCGTTCAAAGAAGCCGAAGAAAAGGCAGCCGCCGACAAAGCAGCACTACTAGCCAAACTTGGCATTACTGCCGATGAAGCAAAGTTACTGCTCTCATAATGTCTAAGTACGCACAAGGCACTTTAGCCAGGATGATTGAGGTCGCTCTAGCTGAGGTCGGCACGGTTGAAGGCCCCAAAGATAACGAGACAAAGTACGGGGCTTTTACTAAGCGCAACTTTTTGCCGTGGTGTGGATCGTACTTAATGTGGTGCGCCCATGAAGCCGGGGTAAGTGTGCCGGACTGCGTCTCGACCATTGACGGGGCTAATCACTTCAAGTCCACTAACCACTGGTTTACAACCCCTGCTATTGGTGACTTTGTTTTCTTTGATTTCATCGACGATAAGAAAACAGTTATTCAACATATTGGCATGGTCATACGTGTAAACACTGATAAATCCATCGTTACCGTCGAAGGCAACACCTCACCTAGTGGCTCTCAAGCTAATGGTGGTCAGGTAATGCTCAAGACCCGTGATCTCGGAACTAAAACATTTGTAGTCGGATATGGGCGACCTGTCTACAAAGCACCTACTGCACCTACTAAGGAGACACCATGAACGCAAAACTTAAAGCTGCTGGCCTTTCATATCTTCGCGCCGCTATCTCTTGCGCCGGAGCCTTGTATCTATCTGGCATTACTGATCCAAAGACTTTAGCTAACTCATTTATTGCCGCTCTTATCGCACCTGTACTCAAGGGTGTAGATAGCAGCTCTAAGGATTACGGCTTAGGTACAAAGTAAATGACTCAAGCCCAGTCGTTTGTAGGTTTGTTATTGGGGATAGCAACTCTATGTGGCATTACGGCTGGGCTTGTTCGCCATCTCGTAAAGTTTTACCTACATGAGCTAAAGCCAGATAACAACGGCGGCCATAACCTACGCGGTCGCGTGGATCGTATCGAAACTAGAGTCGATGAGATTTACAAACTATTGCTTGAGCGCTCGTAATATCCGCGCACAGCTTCAAGGTTGGACTCACTACGCAATCGAGTCATAGGAGCGCTTAACCAATCCTTATTATCAACCCATAACTCTTGAGCGTGCTGAGCGTGTTCGACAAAGTAAGCCATGTCTCTACCTCGTAATGAGAGTACAAACTCAGTCTCTACTAGCTTGAGGTTTTCTTGTAGCCACTGCTTACCGACGATGAGTAAGTCACCGGGGTTAATGGCGTCTTGGTGTTCACCAAAGCCATAACAGGTAAGCCGACCTTCCATCCTGTTTCGACTTGTTACATCTATCCGACCGCTTGGATGCATGCGTGGGGCTGGCATGTCTTACCCTTTCGTTAGAGCCTCGGCGTGTCGGTACTACTGTTTTGTCGGGTCTTTGATATACCCTTATGACGTACCACACACCGTTAGGCTAAGGGCATCTAACGAATAACTAAATAGGAACGTCTCTGTTTGATAACTCCGAGACGTTACATTATGTAAACTAAAACTTTACATAAGTCCTACTGGTCATTCTTTTCAGCCCTTTGTTTGACCTTAACATCAAGGGGCTGAACATGCATATTGAAATACCTGTTTTGGTTTGGATTCTATTCTTAGTAGGGCTAGCACTCTTAGCCGGTTACTCCATCGGTCACAAAGACGGTTACAAAGAAGGCCGCGCTATCGGCTATCGCCGTGGTTCTAAGTCGGTCTCACAATGAGTTTTCTCGATAACTATGAGGATGTAAACACTCGTATTAAGCGATTTAGACAAGAGTTTCCAGCTGCTCGTTTGATTGCAACGATTGAAGATATGAACCTTGCAGAAGGTTGGATTTTATTTAAGGCAGAGATTTACCGTGAGTATGAAGATCATGTGCCATCGGCTACTGGTTATGCATACGGTCATGTCGGCACATATCCAGCGAATATGAAAAAGTGGTTTGTTGAAGATACAGAGACCAGCGCCTATGGCCGTGCTATTGCAGCTCTTATCCCAACTGATACCCGGGCAACGAAGCAAGATATGGAACGGGTTGAGTATTCAAAGCCAGCCATTCCCAGCGATGATCTTTGGGCCACTCTTACGGTTAAACAAACCGAGACTGAGACTGGTACCCAACACGTAGGCAACGTACTCACACTGGTAGCCGAAAGGGTTTTAGATGAGCCAGCACACCCAGCCCCTACTCCACAGCCACCGCACTGCCGTCACGGTGAGATGCTCTTCAAGTCCGGAACATCCCAAAAGACTGGTAATCCATACACAGGTTACACGTGTAAATCTACGGATCGCTCCGACCAATGCAAACCAGTGTGGCTCTAATGGGAGAAATTACATTCATAGCTAATGGTTTTGCTACCACGATTCATGACGATGGTTCAAAGACAACCACTCCCCTAGTTTTCTGCGATTCATGTGAAGAGATGTGTGAGGCCTTAGGCGGTCGAGATATAACCATGCTGGGCGAGAAGGTTATGTGGCAATGCTCGAAGTGTCGCAAGTAGCCAAAGTCGTGCTGGATTACTCGCAAGAGACCCAAGCACACACTATTGGACTCAAGCGAGTAACTGAGATTGGTGGTCGGGCCGACCATCATTCGCGCCATGACAAGCGGATCAACTTCCATGAGTACGTGAGTCAGAACGCTGAGGCCGTAGGTTCAGAGATAGCGGTAGCGATGTATTTCAACGTCCGTAACTTTGTGCCTACGGTCAACACCTTTAAGAATGAAGCTGACATCGGTAGCAAGGTAGAGGTCAAGTGGACTAAATACGACAATGGACATTTGATTATAGGTAACACAGAGCGCGACCAAGATGTAGCTGTACTCGTTACCGGGCGCTCGCCTGTCTATCTCATCGCTGGTTGGTTTCCAGTCCAATGGGCTAAGCGTTCTAAATACTTCAATCCACTCGACAATAACTTTTGGGTTAATCAGAAAGACCTGCTACCCATTAAAGATTTAAGGAAGTCCATCTATGGATCAAGTGCGCTTTGAATGTCGTAAATGTAAGAAAATCACCGCTCAAATAGAGCGAATCGTCACCGATAACCTGCCGCCTAACGTCAAGGTACTTCAATGTACTAGCTGCGGTGTGATGGGCGTATGCCTCATGGATGGCGCAGATGCCTAGCTACGAGTATCAATGCCTAGCCTGCAATGTGCGATTCAATGTTGAGCGATCTATCCATGAAGATAACGCGCCTTACTGTTGTGGCTATGCCATGACTCAGGTTTATGGAGTACCGGGTATCAGCTTTAAGGGTAAAGGCTGGGGTGGACAATGACACGCCCAAGACTACGCATAATCTTCGATAAACTTGACTATGGGGTGTATCGTGGACACTCACAGCAGCAAGGGGTTTTAGACCTCAATAGAGAGAATCACTCTAACTCTATATCGATTGATAAATCGCGAACTATCTCGTTCGTACTACTGCTGTTAATACTCCTACAAATGGTGATACCTGTGTCTGCTTATGCCAATGCATATTCAGTAGATCAATTAAGGGTATATGCACATAGTCGAGTAGTTAGCTTTAATGAGTTTATATGTCTTGACCAGGTACTTATGCAAGAGAGTCATTACAACTACTTAGCTCATAACAGTAGTGGTCACTATGGGATAGGTCAGATGCATAGTAAGTATTACCAATCTAAAGACCCATACACACAGATAGACATGACTATCAAGTACATACATACACGCTATAAGACTATGTGCAATGCACTGACCTTTCATCGAAAGCATGGCTACTACTAATGACTGCTAAGAAGCAAGACCCTAGAATCTCACGCAAGTACAAAGCCATTCGGTTGAAAGTATTATTACGCGATAACTATGTGTGCTTCTATTGTGGTGGTGATGCAACACAGGTAGATCATGTCATTGCAATATCTAAGATGGGTGATGCCTATGACATGGACAACATGGTGGCTGCGTGTAAGCGATGCAATGTAGCTAAAGGTGCGCGCTCACAGGGGTTTTTTCTACAGCGAAAGGC